ACCACCTCTTAAGGTTAATCTGTGAATTTCGTTTGATAATTTGTTTACTTTAGTACCTAAAGTTTGGAACCACTGACCTTGAGTGTTGTAGAATCCACCACCACCGGCAGCTTTCTGAGTGAAATCATCACCAGAAACGTAGAACTCGTTACCGTTAGCTGACCAGTACTCAGTACCAGCTGCAGCATCTTGGATCAACATAGCTAAGATTTCAGAATCGATTTCCAAAGAAATGTACTCAGAAAGGATGTTTGTTACCTCAGCTTCAGCATCTAATGCTTGGTAAGCATTTAAATCCTGAGCAAATTCTGGAGTCCATACAGCTTTCAATTTTCTTGTTTTAGCAACAAGAGCCATTGAACGCATTTGGATGTTGATTTCTGGGATAGCAGCTGTGTTCTGGAAATCACCTAATGTGTTATCGTTAGGAACGATGCTGTATTGTACATCACCAGTAGTAAGAGCTAAAGAAGCAGCACCTGAAACAAAGAATACTAAGTCTGCAGCAGTAGAGTAGTTGTAAGCGTTAAGCTGAGATACAATACCTGAACCTGAAACTGAGAAACCTCTTACAGCATCAACATCAGCATCACCATTACCAGCAAGAGCAACAGCAGCTTGACTAACAGTTACTTTTTTAACTTCACTAGCAGCAGCTGAAGCAGAAAGGTTAGAATCGAAACCTACATCTTTCCACGAACCTGAAGTTACAGCAATTGTAAGAGCTTCTGAGTGTGAGTTTAGAGAGTAACCAAATCTACCTGGACCGTACAAACCGTTACCAGCAGCACCATCAGTTTGGAATGGGTAGTTACCTGAGTTTTTAGTACCATATACTGAAGAACCTTCAGTAAAGTTTTCTGGTGAGTTAATAGCACCACCGTTTTTAGCTGAACCGTACTGGAAATCTAGATAGAATACTAGACCAGAAGGCAAGTTCATTGGCTGTACAGAAACGAATTCCTGAGCAGCGATTTGACCGAATACCTTTCTTACCAATGGTAAAGCGATACCAGCCCACTGAGCACCTGCACCAGCTTGAGTGTTAAAGCTATTACCAATAGCAGCACCTGGTGAACCATCTTGAGAGATTTCAGTTACTAATTGCTTAGCTTGGTTTTCTAGGATCATTGACATGCTGTTTTTGTGGTTCTCGTTACCAAGACCTTCTAACAAACCTGTTTTATCCCACTTGTTGGCTAATTTAGCCGCGTCAGACTGTAAGTTTTTCCAACTTCCAGCAGACTCATTCAAAAGAGAATTTAATTGTGACATTTGTCTAAAATTTAAATATTAATTATTATTTTAAACCTGCGAGTTTTTGCCATCTAGCTACCTGTGGATCAATTTCCATGATAGGAGCTTTTTTAGCAACACCAGCTGGTTTAGAAGCTGAACCTAATGATTCTTTAATTGGAGTTCTAGTAGCGTTGCTAACCATACCTTCGTTTAAAGTTTCAAAAATAAGTTTTACTTCTTTTACATTTGATGCTTTATCAAATGCTTCTAGAACTTTCACTTTCTGAGCTTCTTTTAAGTTTTTAGCTCTGAAAATTTTATTTGTGTAAAGAAGTTTAGCATTTAAAAGATTAGTTTCGTGAAGATCAGATCTCAATTCCTCGATTTCTTTTTTCATTTCATCCATATCTTCTTTTTCGTCTTTCATACCGTCGAGGTAACCCTCTTCTTCGGCATCAGTACGAGCATCTTCACCTATTGATGATGATTTACCTGCTCCTGATTTGGCCATACCACCAGTTGCACCTGCACCTGCTAATCCTAACAAATCTTTCATAGATACTTTTTCACCATCTACGGTTACGATTTTAGATAAAAGTTCTTTGTCATTATAGGCAGCTTTAAGCTTATCCATAATACCTTCGTCCATTTCATCTTTTGCTTCATCCATGTCTTCTTTGCCGTAGCCTTCGTCCATGTCTTCTTTTGCTTCGTTAACTTCTACGTCTACTTCTGTGTCATCTTCTACATCGATTTCTTCGTCGTCTTCAACATCTTCGTCTTCAACTTCGAATTCATCACCAGCTTCTAATTCACCAGCAGTAACCATATCAGCGATTACGTCTTCGATAAATGATTTTAGATCATCTTCTGACATATCATCAAGATCAATTTCTTCATCTTCTTCTTTGTCTTCCATGTCTTCTTTTTCATCTTCCATGCCGTCTTTGTAGCCTTCTTCCTCAGCGTCAGTTCTTGCATCTTCAGATAAATCACCTTCGAGTTCAGCTAAGATTTCGTCTAGATCCATCTCTTCGTCTACTTCAGCTTCGGCTAAGTCTTTTCCGTACTTCATTTTTTCTGTACGTTTAGTTTCTTTGTCCTCACCTCCGTCTTTACGATCAGATTTTTCATCAAGTTCTTCTTTGGCCTCGTTCATTTCAACATCGCTTTCTTCCAATTCTTCCTTTTCCATTTCTTCAAGTTTAGCTGAAAGCATAGACTTGAGTCTTGGTTCGAAAGCTTCTTCTAGAGCGACTTTTGCATTAGCAATAGCAGTTTCTTTAAGTGCTTTTGCGTCAGCGATTGCTTCTTTAAGCAGATCTCTGTTTGCCATAATTACCTCAAAATTTAGTTTGTGGAGTACGCCTATTAGGAGACGTAATAAGAATTATTTAAATAGTGAATACTATATAGATCATAGTATATTGCTCACGTTACAGCTATACATATATAAAGAGACATAAAAAACGCCCTCCTTTCGGAGAGCGTTCTTTGGTAGCGCCTCAATACAGAGGTATTAGTCTAAATAACAAGTACAAGTATTAGCACATAAAATTTCATTTACGATACTATTAACACCTTGGTATTTATTTATTTGAGCTTTTTTACCTTCGGTAACAATTTCCATATATGAACCTGGGTTAGATGGTGTTGAAACAAAATCCCAACATAGTAATTCAAAGTCATCTTGTACCTCTAATACACCACCTCTATCTTCTAATGAACCCATTCCACGAGAAGAAACACCTACTGTAATATTATTTTCAATTAGTGCTTTAAGTATGTTACCTGATGGAGTAGGTAGTATTTCAATTTTACCATACACTTCATCTCCGTCCCACCACATTTCAGTAATATTATGGGATACATTTTTTAAGTTAATAACAGAAGATTCTGGGTGGTCTAATTCACCTAGTGCTCTGTTTTGTTTAACTGATTCCATGTATTTATCGATCTCACGTTCCCATAGTTCTTTTGGGTAGTAACGACCATTACCATTTTTTACTTCAGCAGTAGCTAGGATACCCTCAACCATAGGATTCCCTCTATTAGAGAGTTTTCCTTCGGTAAGCATTAAACCCTTAGGTTTAAAAATTTGAGTTTCTACTAGTACTTTTTTCATCCTAGTATTCCATTTCGTCTACTTCGTCTACCATTTCTGGTTTTGAGTAGGCTTTACCACACATTTTTTCATACAACTTTTCCATTTTAGCCTTTCTTTTTTCAAGGTCTTTAACTTCGCGTTGCATTTCTTTCATTTTAACTTTATCTACTAATTCAGATAGATTTTCATCTTCTGATACCATTGAAATTCTTTGGTTTTTAGTAGTAATAGCTTCATCTAAAGCTTCAATTTGAGCCTCTAATGTAGTTACTTTACCTGCGTTTTCGATTTCAGCTAATTTAGAATCAATTGTTTCTTTTTTAACTTTTTTCTTTTTGTCTTTAGCTTTGTCTTTTAAGTCTTCTTTTTCGTCACGCATTCCGTCTAAATAACCTTCTTCTTCAGCATCTGTACGAGCGTCTTCTTGAACAGGGATATTAACGGGTTGTAAGTTTACGTAACCACTAAGAGTTTCATTTAGTAAGTCTTTTAAATTTGCCATTACATCTTCTTTTAATTTAACTTCTTCCATACCTGAAGAAGCATATTTACCTTTAATTTCTTTATCTGATACAGCTAATCCAGGAGCATCTTCAGTATAACCAATACCTTTGATACCAAATGCCTGGTTAGTAGCATAGTAAGTTCTATCTTTAGCCATGTTTTTAGCTACGATTTCTTTTAACTCGTCTACAGTTTTATCAGCATTTTTAGGATCTTTCATTTCAGCGTAATATCCTTTTAAAAATGCTTCACCATATAGATTATCAATATTTTTAGGATCTTTGTAATCAAAACCAGCTGTTTCCATGTCAACTACTTCTTTAGTAGGCTCTTTTTCTACTGCTTTTGCTTCCTCAGCTAAAAACTTATCCCAATTAGCAAATGGATTTGATGTATTTTGGGTAACAACACCACCTACACCTTCAGTTAAGATAGATTTTTGTTTTAACACTTTTACTGATGT